ATATATATATATACATATATACTATACATATTTCTCTTATTTTTCAATAACTTAGGTGTATTTAGTAGTTAGGCGACACCTCGCTACCCTCTACTATCAACTTTTCACTTGCATTACTCGATACAGATGTTGTGCAGGTCACATCGAAACACACACACACGGAGATAAAATTATGGATGACTTGACGGCAATCTACATCTGCGAGGGATCGCAGGACGCAACCGAGGACGAGGTGATCGCGGCGTGGCAGCACCTGATCGACACGGGACTGGTATGGCGGCTACAGGGGTTCTACGGTCGCATGGCCAGCGAACTGATCGACCACGGCGTTTGCATGGCGGTGGCAGCATGATGTACGCAAATCACATTGGGTATTCTGACGTGAACCCGTTTGAGGTGGTAAGATATGTCAGCCTCAAGACCTTGGACATCCGAGAGATGGTTGCCACCGAGATGCCGTGGATGCGCCAGTTCATGGCGGGAGGGTTCCTCGGCCATGTGGTAAATCAGGAAGATCAGGACTGGGACATCCAGCCAGATCCAGAAGCGCCAGTGATCCGCATCCGCAAGCGCAAGGACGGCCAGTGGTATGATAGCCACGGCGCACGATACGCGCTGGCTGAGAAGCCAGTAAAATTTTACGACTTTAACTTCTGATGGGAGATAATGATGACTTTTAACGTTACGAAAAACAGCAGGCCCCTTGAGCTTTTACTTCCGAGGGATCAGCAGAAACTTCTTGAATGGCCCCATGGGTGGGTCGTTCTCACCGAAGCTGGCATCTGGCAGTCGCAGGAGGAAAAGCCAAGCAAGCGTGGCCTTGTGTACCGTGGTCTTGATGAGGTGGTCAGTGTTTGGTGCAATGTTTACCAAGCATGGGAAAAAGACAGAATCCTGATGCGTAAGTACGGCAGCAGGGAAATGGCCGACGAAAATGCAGAGCCTCACAGGGTTGGTGTCCTGCGGATTGACGTGAAGGGCGGCAAGATCACACTGCATGTGGAGGATCAGGAATGAAGTACAAGTCGCTCACGCTTGCTGCAGAGGCTTTTATAGACAAAAGTCTTTTGGATGGCAGCCACCTTATAACGCTTCGCCTTAATGATGAAAATTTTTGCATAAACCAAGACGGCGTGGATCACAGGGGTGATTACCGAGAGCATGAAATTGTGGTTCACAGCAAGGATCAGGCATTATCTATCCTGCGCGCAATCAGCGCCATGAGCGCGGCATTGGGATGGAAGGTGTGATCAATCGGATCACACGGGCTGAGTGCGAGCGGCTGGTGGTGGGTGTGCATTACGCCCACCGCTGGACATCAAAATTTATGAAAATAGTTGTTGCATCGTACGATGTGGCTTGATATAGATTTTGCATGAGGCACGGGGCCTCGCCAGCAGATGGAGACTAAAATGACCGACAACTTTTCGATGGAAGTAGAAATTCGTGGTTTCTTGTTTGAGATTGACGTTTATGTTAATGTTACGGCGGGCGGTAGCGACAGCTACGGCTCCGATGAGCCAGCATGGTTCGACTTGGAGATCGAAGACATTCGCGGCACACGTCGCAACAAGACCGTCAGCCCCGCGCTGTTCGACAAGATTGTTAAGCATTACGAAAAAAACATCGTAGACAAATACTACTGATAGGAACGCCCTGACCAGCGGGTAAATGCTGGCGGTACGCCGTTGAGAGCCGCGCACATGGAGCGCAATCACGGTAGCGCAGCCCTAAGCTCCTCCCAGTTGGGGCTGCGCACCCTAACTAGACTGACCGCACTTTTCATGGTATATAGCCGCCATCTCAATTACGGAGTGGCGGCTATGCTGTTTAATATGACTGATGAACTGTTCGATGAGATCTGTGAGCGGATGGTGAATGGTGAAAGTGTCCGATCCATCTGCCAAGACGATCACATGCCCGCTATTAGCACCCTGATGAAAATTTTGAGGACAAACCCCAATCGAACGTCACAGTACGCGCTCGCTATGCAGATGCGGGCCGATGCGATGTTCGAGGAAGTCCTGAACATCGCGGATGACGGCAGCAACGATTACATGCTGAAAAACGCGGATGACCCGACATCGTTTGCCCTGAACGGCGAGCATGTACAGCGCAGCAGGCTGCGGGTTGACACGCGCAAGTGGGCGTTGGGCCGCATGAACCCCAAGAAGTATGGCGAGAAGACCTTCATCGGCGGCGTTGATGATGCGCCCATCAAGGTGCAGAACACCATCGACGTTTCGAAGCTGTCCCTTGAGGAATTGGAGATGCTGGAGAAGGTTCTGTCCGATGTCTAGGACGTATGTCATGACTGACATCCACGGCAGGCTGGAGCCGCTCAAGGCGCTTCTGGCGCAGATACCAGGGGGCGCGAAGATGGTGTTCCTCGGCGACTATGTAGATCGAGGCAGCCAGAGCCGTGAGGTGGTGGCACTGGTGCGCTCACTGCCCAACGCCGTGTGCCTGCGTGGCAATCACGAGGACATGATCTGCGGCAACAAATTGACGCACTGGATGGCCAACGGCGGGCAGGCCACCCTTATGTCATACCAGCACCCGCTCACTGGCGAGGTGGATATGGACGCCCTGATGGGTGATGCCGAATGGTTCCATGGCCTTCCGATCACTCACAGTGATGCCAAACGTGTCTACGTCCACGGTGGCGTTGATGAGTCCTACGATCTTGATGACCAGTTGGAGAGCATGACGCAGTTGTACCGATACCCAGAGGGCGCTGACATCGGCTATCGCGGGATGACCGTGGTGCATGGCCACACGCCAGGTGTGTTCATCGGCCAGAGGCGGATCTGCCTCGACGCAGGCATGTCCAAGATGTGCTGCGGCGTGTTCGATGATGACAGCAACGAGGTGGAACTGCTGTGGGCGTGATCAAGCTTCCATATGCAATTGATGCTACCGCGCAACGTAAAATTATTGAAAAACGAAAATGCGAATTGTCACTGGCGGAGTTCGTGAAGTCCGCGTGGCATGTGATCGAACCCGAACAGTTCTATGTCCACGGCTGGCACATTGATTTCATCTGCGCGCACCTTGAGGCCATCACGCGCGGCGAGATGCTGGACGACGACACTTACTACAACCGCCTCCTCACCAACGTCCCACCTGGCACGATGAAGTCCTTGCTTGTCGGGGTGTTCTGGCCTGCGTGGGAGTGGGGGCCGCAGAACATGCCGTCCATGCGGTATGTCTGCGCCTCGCACTCGCTGGAACTGGCCCTGCGTGACAGCCTGCGTATGAGGCGACTGGTCAGCAGCGAATGGTATCAGGGCCACTGGGGCGACACCGTCAAGCTGGTGGGCGACCAGAACGCCAAGGGCAAATTCGAAACCACCGCCACGGGATCTCGGCAGGCCTGCGCATTCACTGGCATCACGGGTTATCGCGGTGACCGTGTGATCATCGATGACCCGCACAGCGTGGATGATGCGAACTCGGATGCCAAGCGCCTCTCGGTCACCAACCTGTTCAAAGAAGCCGTGACATCACGCCTCAACAACCCTGACAAATCAGCCATCGTGGTGGTGATGCAGCGCCTGCACGAATTGGACGTGTCGGGCGTAATCCTCGACGGAAACATGGGCTACGATCACATCATGCTGCCGATGCGGTACGACCCGCTGCGGGCGAAACCGACGATGCTGGGCTACGAAGATCCGCGCGAAGAGGATGGCGAACTGCTGTTTCCTGACCGCTTCCCTGAGCATGTGGTTGACCGCGACGAGGCCGCCATGGGGCCATACGCGACCGCTGGTCAGTATGCGCAAAGCCCTGAGCCTCGCGGCGGCGGGATCGTCCAGGACGCATGGTGGCAGCTATGGGATCGGGCAGAGTATCCACCCATCGAATACATCGTGGCATCTCTGGACACCGCTTACACGACCAAGGCTGAGAACGACCCCAGCGCGCTGACGGTGTGGGGCGTGTTCGGCGGCAGTTCGGACTCTGCTGCAACGAGGATGGTTGACAGGTACGGCAGGCCGATGGACGTGACCCGCAGCATTCAGTCTTCATCCCTCGGCCCCGTGCCAAAAGCGATGATGATGTATGCGTGGCAGGACAAACTCGAAGTCCACGACCTCACCAACAAGGTGGCCGACATCTGCAAGCGGATGAAGGTCGATGTTCTGTTGATTGAAAACAAGGCGGCGGGCCACTCGGTGGCGCAGGAGATGCGGCGGCTGTTCGGCAACGAGGATTTCGTTGTCCAGATGTACGACCCCAAGACCCTAGACAAGGTGGCCCGCTTGTATTCGGTGCAGCACATCTTCAGCGAGGGCATGGTGTACGCGCCAAACAAGGACTGGGCAGAAATGGTGATCAGGCAGACATCGTCATTCCCGCGTGGAAAGCACGACGATCTTGTCGATACCGTCAGTATGGCCTTGAAACATCTTCGAGATGTGGGTATGCTCACACGAGCCGCAGAACGAATGGCTGAAATCGAGAGCGACAAGCAGTTCCATGGGAGTGGAGACGTGCCGCTCTACAACGCATGAGGATTAAAATGACTGATGACGAGAAGAAAACAGAATTAGCGATGAAGGTATCTATGCTTGTGACGAAGACGTGTCTCAACTTAGAAATTGAGCCGTACGATGCAATTGAGGTTCTGGCTAAGGTTATGACGATCTTGGCGGTCACTTCTGCAAAGGAAGGGCGCGAGGCTGATGTCATGCTCGATGTCTTTGCTATGATCTGGGAAGTCGCTACTGAAGTAATTGAAGAAAAGCGCGGGGAGGATGATGATGAGAGTTCTATGCAACGCAGTCATTGATGGCGAGGTTGTGACCGTGGTTGGCGTGGGCCAGCACAGCGGGATCACACGAACATATGAGATTGATGGAGAAGACGAGACGGCAATGGCTATGGAAGGCATTCGCCGCTTCGTTGAAGAATTTCAGAATGGAGATGTAGAATAATGGAACTTTGGATGGTTGCCGCGCAGTTGCTGTATCTGATCCCTGTGATCTGGCTCGTCAATGACTTTGAGTATGTCGTTGAGGCCGTCCACGACACGTTCCCCACCATGAATGAAGGCCATGTTTCTGTTGCGATTTTAATCATCCTCTTCTGGCCAATCACCGCTGTGTTCGGGGTTCTGTTCGGGGGTGACAAATGATTTGCGGGGTCGGCGCGGAGATCATGTTTGCTGAACTTCGCGGCGACCTCATCTTGCGGCGGGCGACCACCGATGAGAACATGAATGAGCATTGGGATTTGCTTGATGCCGAGTTTGGCAAGGTGGATGTCAAAGCCCCAAAGCGCCTGTACCGAGGTGGCCCCGTTGACTATACGATGTGGTGGGAACTGCGCACGGTCAACAGGCCCATGCCACAGGCTGGGTGGGGAATACCGAACGGCGTGGATAGGCTCATCGCCTTGAGTTCGCCCGCAGGATTTCACCTTGTTGATCCTGCCGATATAATTCATGATCTTCGAGTGCGGTGCCGTGAGTATTACCGTGGCGAGTTTGGCTTGTACAGCCGCCCCAACCGTGGCGACCTAATGACGATATTGCCCCAGTGGTATGTTGAGAAACATCAGAAATATTTTTTAGGAGTGAATAATGATCTGGAACCCGTGGAAGAAAATCCGTCAGCTTGAGGAGCGCCTTAAGCAACAAGTCGAGCAAACCAATGGATGGGCAGAAAACTTTATGGACATGGCTGACAAGCTAGATCGCACCAAAAGGTATTTGCGCGGCATCGCCGCAGAGGAAAAGCCCACCAGTAGCGGAGTCATAAAGCGCATGGCTGCAATGGCGCGGGAGGGGTTGAAGCAATGATCTGGAACCCGTGGAAGATAATCCGCAAGCTAAAAGAGCGTTCTAGCTCGCGTCTGGTCTTGGTCGATCCAGATCGACAAGAGCGCGTCAAAGCCATGCTGGCAGAGCAAACTAGTATTCAGTTAGAACTTGGCTTTGATATAGATGACAGCGTTCATGGATGGCTGCGCTTGCATCAAATTCTGAAAGATCATGAGGATCGAATTAAGAAATTGGAGGGTGAAGAATGATCATCAACGGATCAGAATACGATGGTAAGTACCAGAACCAGCCTGACCGCCCCGTGGAGGCCATCGCGCGTTGATATTTGTGGCTGCGTCTGCTAATGTGGGCGCAGCCATTACCTTTGAGGGAATACAATGTCAGGCTTGAACCCGAATATCCGCATAATTGATGATGAGGCGGACGCCGCCATTGGCCCGATGGACGTGACCGTTGAGCATGACGATACCGAGCCTGATGACATGCCTGAGATCTCGCAGGATGGTGCCATCCTCAAGATCGAACACGGCGATGGGTCAATCACGCTGTCACTGGATGGCAAGCCGATTAAAGACCCCGACAACGAGAAGACACCGCCAGAGGGCTGGTTTGACAACCTTGTTGACGAGATCGATGACATCGAACTCCAGAACATTGCGGATGACCTGATTCGTGGCGTGTCCGATGACCTTGAGAGCCGCAGCGAGTGGATCGAAGACCGCGCCCAAGGCATCAAGCTGCTTGGCCTCAAGATCGAAATACCTGGCCTGAACGGCGCTGCCGATGGTGCGCCCGTGGAAGGCATGTCAAAGGTGCGCCACCCGCTTCTGCAAGAGGCCGTTCTGCGCTTCCAAGCCAACGCGCGATCCGAACTGCTGCCTACCGATGGCCCCGTCAAAATCAGAGATGACGCAAACGGCAGCACCATCCAGCGCGACGAGATTGCCAATGCCCTTGAGAAGGACATGAACCACTATCTGACCAGCACGGCGCGTGAATACTACCCCGACACAGACCGCATGCTGCTGATGCTGGGTTTTGGTGGTACATCGTTCAAGAAGGTGTATTTTTGCCCGCTGCGCAACCGCCCCGTCAGCGAGAGCGTGGATGCCGACAACCTGATCGTGAACAGCGCCGCCACCGACTTGTCAAACGCCAAGCGAGTCACGCACCGTGTGTTCATGCGGCCCAGCACGGTCACGCGCCTGCAAATCATTGGCATCTACAGCGACACCGAACTAGAGACGCCCAACGAGGTCACGCCAGATGCCGCTCAGGATGCTAAGAGTGCGCAGCAGGGCATCACCGCCACATCGTCTAACCCAGATGACCGTGACCGCGAGATCTACGAGGTCTACTGCGAACTGGACATCAAGGGGTATGAACACAAGTACAAGGGCAAGGTTACTGGCCTCGAAATCCCGTACCGTGTTACCATTGACGTGTCCTCGCGCAAGATCCTGTCCATCACCCGCAACTTCGATCAGGACACCGCCGACTTGCCAGAGGCACGCACAAACTTCGTCAAGTACACGTTCGTGCCAGGCCTCGGCTTCTACGACATTGGCCTGCTGCACATCTTGGGCAACACCACCAACGCCATCACCGCAGCGTGGCGCGAACTGCTTGACGCTGGCATGTACGCCAACTTCCCAGGGTTCCTGATCAGCGACACAGGATCACGTCAGAACACCAATATTTTCCGCATCCCTCCAGGTGGGTCGGCCCAGATCAAGACGGGTGGCATGCCCATCAATCAGGCCATCATGCCGCTGCCGTACAAGGAGCCATCGGGCGCTCTAATGGCGCTGGTGGAGAACATGTCCCAGACTGGCATGCGCGTGGGTGGCACCTCGGAGGCTCAGGTTGGCGAAGGTCGCGCTGACGCCCCAGTCGGCACCACGCTGGCCATGATCGATCAGGCCACTAAGATCATGAACGCCGTCCA